TGATTAATGTTTTCATGTGTTTCGTTTTAAAGGTGAAAAATGAGTCCACCGTAGAAACGGCGGACGTTTTGTTACAAATTATGACTACAAACGGTTGCGGGAGGTGGAATCGAACCACCACCATTGTAGTAACTAATGAGCGTATTGCAATAGGTCGATCATTCCTTGCAAACTCCTCCGTAACGCTGCGTATCCCATTTCGCCATCCCGCAATGAGTCCAGTATGGAAATACCGGACGTATGTACTACTCTTTAAGAAAAGCACCTATCCCGAACGTAGAAACGAATGGCCGTAAAGTGCGAAAAACTATTTAAAACGGTAACCCGTCGAGATCGTCATTTGTCGGCGGTCGTTGTGCTTTGGTTTGCGTTTCCCCCACGATTTTCGCGTTTCCGAGGATTGCACCGCGAACGCCGGATGCTCGGAGTTCTTTGGTAATCCCTTGGGTGATCATACCGTGATTTCCGTACTGATCCGGTTCGTCATTGATGTGGAGTACTAAATCGAGATAGATACCTTTCTCCCCCTTGAATAGATGCTCCTTGTTGACCGACGAGAGGTTCACTTTTAATACTACCAACTTTCCCATGATTCTTTGATTTTGCTACTTTGTATCCGTCCGCGAACCCTTGCACATACAATGCTTGTTCGTATTCGGATTGATAATTATTACATTTTTCCAACTCGTCGATGAGTTGCATTAACTCAAATTTACGCGCTCCCGGTTGACTTTTAAGTACCAACGATCGCAATTTTGAGATGGCGCGATCAAGCGGCGAATCTGGTACGCGGATCATTGCGGTATGGTTTTAACGAAACGAAACGATCCGACCCGGGTTTTGTGTCCATACTTTTCATGCGTCACCTCGATGATGTTCCGGCTTGTCATTGTCGCAACGAAATTATCAATCCTCATCATCCCCGTTTCGGCTTGTATGCCACGGACACGTTGATCGGATGGCTTGACACTATTCATCCCGAAGGTACGGTATATGGCTTTCGTGAAATCCTTCATCACGGACGAAATCCCGGTAAGGTCGGCAACGGCGGGCGGTTGAATGAGCGGGAGTTGTTCGCCCCCGTTTTCGCTCATGACTTCGCGGATTAATCGCATCGCCTCCGCTAACTTATTGCGTTGATTCTGATTCATTTTGCGAGGTTTACTTTGAGTGATTGTGTAACCGACAACACGGGCAATTCACCCCGGCGGAGTTTCTTTTCTTCTTCCTCGATTGCCTTCCGCTTTTCGGTTGCGGATGCGATGGCGTCGGAAAGATCTTGCCATCCCTCAATGTGTCGATAATCGTATTTCGGTACGTCCACCGCTTGGAGTTTTGCCCCGGCAATCTCCGCTACTTGTTTCGGGTGTTTAAATAGTTGTTCCTTTGCCGCCTCCGCGATGCGATCTTTCACCGCCTTCGTGAGTTGTTCCAATGCCGCCATTTGCACCATTACGGTGAGCGGATCTAATTTTCCGCCGAGTGTTTCTTCCGCGATGGCGTCGGCCATCATTTCGATTCCAAACTTTGTCGGCACGATGTCCGCGATTTTGATTTCTGCGAGTTCCCTTGTTTCCATGTGTTTCATTTATTGAGTGCTTCGATTAATGCGTCGGCTTGTTTTACTGATAAATCTGCTATAAATGCCGGAGGAAATTTTGCTATGTGTTCATCGCTTAACGCGGACTGCATCGCCATTGCTGCAAAATATTCGCGCTTGGTTAAGCCGGGCGAAACGAATGTGCTTTTGTCGCCCAATTGAAGACCGAACCCGAAAGCCGGGTCAACGTCAACCGTCAATCTATTTTTCTTTAGCATATCTCCCAAAATTGCCGAATCTGCCATGTGTTTCGTTTTTATGATTGTGATTGAATGAACTTTTTCCGATCGCTAAACATAGGACGCAATCCGCACGCCTCGACCGTTCCTTTGTTGTGCTGATATAGTGCGTTGAGTTGCGCCACGGTTTCGACATACTTCAATACCTCGACAACGTCATCCGGATGATCATACTGCATCGCGACCGCTTTCGCGATGTCGAGTTTCGGGCCGTCATCCTCCCAGTACATCCCCTGCGCCTCCGCCGTCGGAGCAATGTCCAGACGTTCACCGGGCAGCGATACGGCCTCCTCTTCGGAAAGGATACCAAGACCCAATAAGTCAAGCGTTGACCGCCTCTTGGCCTTCGTTTCGGCCTTCATGAGCGCGTTGCAATATTGTTCGCCTTTCAGGTTGGCGATGGATACGGCGGACATTGATTCGGTGAACCGTCCATCCGGGAGCGTCGCCCTTGCGATTACCTGAAATATTCCCGGTTCTTGCATGAGTTCACGCGAAATGATTTGATGGCTTACCCCGTGCATCTTGTTGAGTTGTTGCGCTCCGCTCCGAGTGAGATACAACACCTCGCGTCCTTGGAGGCGTAACAAGTCGAACGGCTTCGTAAAAGGATCGAGTCCAAGACGTTCGCAATACCCACGGTAATACAAGACCTTGTCGGATGGATGCAGACGGGAAAGGTCGCCGTCGATGATGATGGACGCCGTAACGGCGGCCTCCTTTTGTTGGAGTTCTTTGTTGCTCATAGTGTGTGTTTGTTGTGTTAAAGTTAGGGCAATTTTCGGTAAATCTTTTCCTTTTCCCCGAAAAATTCATACATAACTTTCAATAATCGAGGTGATCCGCGACGCTTGGCCATCGTGTTGAAATACGTGTTTTTGTGTACCCCGGCCAACCGCGTGATGATTTCGGCATCTCCACGATCGTAAAGTTTGCGCCACTTGGCGAGTGTTTCGTTTGGAATTTCCATGCGTGTTTATTTAGTGATGTAATCAACGAATGTGTCAACCATCCATGTCAGGACGGCGGGAGCGAGGATGATAAAAATTGCGAAGGCGGCGGTTATGATATTGCGAGCGATTTCCTTTTTCATTTGTGTTCGATTGGATTAGTAGTGATTGTATGTACGTAGTAGCGCATGAGGCGTCGTAAATCCGCCCACATTTCGTCGAGTTCTTCCGGGCAATCGGCGGCGAGTTCAATCCGGAAATCCTCTTTCGTGTCGTCGCCGGAGTACGCCTGAACGATCGCGTAAGAATGATGATGATCGGCGAGATCGTCGCGATGATCCATCTCGAACCACCATTTCATGTAGATCGTCATTTCGGCGAGTTCTCGTGCTAATTTGTGCGTAATGCGGATGTGTGTTTCCATGTGTGTTTCGTTTGTTATCACAAATCTAAAACAAGTTCAACACATAAACAAAACAATTTCCAAATTATTTTTTACGTAAAAAAAGAAACCCCGATCATGGAAATGACCGGGGATATGAAACACACTATGTTCAAAGCAAACGAAGGTACTAAATTCGGACGTATCCATTTGCGGTTACGTTCCCGGCTTGGTGCATCGCGAATAGTTGCCGGACGGGATATCCGTATGTCTTTTGAAAATGCGGAGCGTCCACGAACTTCCAATCTATCCCGGCCTCCCATCCGTATGACTTGAATATTGTCACCACTTCCATCCAGTCCGCCCGGCCATCGCCGTCGAAATCCTTTTTCGTATCCCATACCGCCGTATCGTACTTGCCGTCGCCGTTGGTGTCAACGATCAAGACGATATCGATGGCGAGGCCGTAGTTATGGTAAGATAGGCCGCCCTTCGCGTTCGTGACGATCTTCCCCGGTGCCGTTCGGCCTTGGGCGTATAACTTGTTCTGCTCGGCAATCGTTCGTAGCGTGAACGCGAAACGACACATCGCCCGACCTTTCAACGCTTCGCAGATCTCCGCGTAAATTTCGGACGCCTCGTCGCGTACCTTGGGATGCAGTAACTTGATCCGATCCAATGTGATTTTATCCATGTGGTGTTATTTACGTACCGCCAACGCAATCAATCCGACGAGCGCGATCAATAGAAATCCCGTTGCCATCCGGTATCGCTTCGCCGAATCTCCGACCTCCTTCAATCTACCTTCGAGTTCTGCAACGTGCTTCATGTTCGCATCGCGCCCTGACGCATCCACGACCGTCATTTTCAGCGTATCTCGGATAGTTACGGTTCGTACTATCTCCCGCCATTTCGTCGCCGTAATGCGCACCGTATCGCGTTCAATCGTCGTGTCCGCGAATATGACGATTTCGCCGATCGTGTCCGTCTTGATCAGCGTATCTGTTTTCACCACGACGAGCGTATCATAGCGGCATAATCCATCGCGCAACAATTCATCGGCGACGCGTGTACGATACGCGGGATCATCGAGTACACGACGAACCGGATCGCAGCCGATTGCGGAAATGATGAGTAGTATGACGACGATATGTTTAGCCATTGCGGTCGGCTTTATCCTTCAACTCCAATCGTATCTCCGTGAGCAGATCCTCAATGCGCGTCAATCGACGGGATATTTCGTCATCCTTCCGCTCAACCGCTTCGAGGCGTAAATTAGTCGCCCGTTCCATGACCTCCAATCGTGCGGATAGATCTGCAATCTTCCGTCGCAAACTATCGATGAACTTCCAAAACGCGAGCGCATATCCCGCCGTCTGCAAAAGAATTGTGGTTACCAGTTCCGTCGTCATGCCCATAATTAGTCGGGTTGATTATTTCGTACCGTTTGCATTCTGCTCCCCCACTTGCTTCGCCACTTTCGCCCTAATCCCTTCGGACACCTTTGCCGGGAGTTCACCCAACGCATCATAAATCACTTGCACCTCTTGCGTGGTTAGTTCTAACTTGTACGTCTTTTGTTGTGGCATTGTGAAGGCCACAGTAAGCGTAAACACTCCAAGCAAAAACGTACCGATGATGACGTAGCCGATTTTTTTGTCTATTTTTTTCATGTGATAAAGTTAATGAAGGTCAGTCCATGCCGTTGTATAAACTTGCAATTTTGATGTGGTGGTATTGTAGATAACAAGTCCGGCGGGCGGTGAAGATATTGCATCCCTTTGCGTGGTTGTCATTCGCGGGGGAAGAAACCCCTTTGTTGTGCTTGTAAGTTGTAAAAGTACCGCGGTATTAAGGTCTGTACTGCCAATGGATACGCCCCCTGTACCGTCCGCAAATACCGCAGAATTATTGGTATAAATTGCACCACCTACTTGAAGCTTGTAGTTACCCTGATCGACTACACCCAAAAGCAACTCGCCCCCGGCATTGAAACTCCCTTGCGTTGTGTTATTTGTGTAAAATAATAATGCTGCATTTTCCTTATTCCTTACCTCCATATTTGTTCCATTCATACCAACATACCCACCATCATTAGATGTTGTTCCCGTTGTTGAAGAAAATAACCCGATGTAAGGGAACGATGTTGCATAAACGTTTAATGTTTCAAGGTTAATGTTACTTCCGATATTTGCCGTCCCACTCGTCGCAGCAAGTACCGTCGTACCCGTGACATAAGCATTCCCCGATACTTGTAGTTTGTAATCCCCCGCGTCGGTTGTGGTGTTGACAAGCACTTCGCCATACAATGACAAAGGCACATAATCGGAAGCCCCTCCGGCCGTTATCCATCCATAGTTCCCGCTTGAAGAATACCCAACGGTTGTCGCATTGGTTATCCATGATGCGGGTGTTAAATTTCCGTTTGCAATCAATCGAGTTGAAGAACGTACATCCCCTATTACATCTAATTTGTACGAAGGTATCGTAGTGCCTATTCCAACACTTCCACTTGTACCCGCAAATACTGCTCCCCCGCTTGACAATATTGCCCCGTTTACTTGTAGTTTGTAATCCCCCGCGTCGGTTGTGGTGTTGAGGAGTAGTTCGGAGCCAGTGTTTAACCTCATCGATTCTGTCCCGTTGGGCGCAAAGATTAATCTTTGACCACCTCCGTCAAGTCGCAACATTGTCGTTAAACTTGTCGTACTTGTTTGAGGACTCCCTAAATTTTGTTGCACCCTGAAAAGCATTTCACCCGCCCAATTACCCGCAATATTTTGACGCTGCCCAATAGTTGCAGCATTTATATTTGTTGTTCTATCCCAATATTCAACCGCTACGGCTGCGTTAGTTGTTCCGGCATCACCGTTTCGCAATCGAACCAATGAAACATAATCGCTTGTTAAATTACCTTGCACATCAAGTTTTGCGGATGGTGTGGTAGTTACTCCTATGCCAACATTTCCGCTCGTTGCTGCGAATATTGCGCCCGTTGTATTATGAATACCCCCCGCCACCTGCAGCATATAATCACCCGCATCGGTGGTTCTATTTATTTTTACCTCCCCATCATCATAAACCAAACTATTCCCAATTGTTGACGTTCCCGTGAATTTCGGCACATAGTTAGTTGTTCCCGTTCCCGTTACGGGATTGGTTAGTATGTTCTGCTTAACCAATGCCAATGAATCTACGACCTTGCCCACCCGCAAACGTGATGCGACGATTGCAGAGTCAACGATAATCGTTCCCGTCGTGGTTATTGTGCCACCGGATAAGCCGTACCCCGTTGCGACTGATGTAACCGTTCCGCTTCCCTTTGTTGCGATGATTGCACCTAAAGAATCGTCACCCTTCTGCCTCCAATCTCTTGTCGAAATTTCGGTAGTGTCAATGAATTGAGTTATTGAAGCCGTTCCCGCTAAATTGCCATCCGTGTCAGCGGTGACCAGTCTTGTAGATGCCGATGCAAGGTTGTTGACTCTAAATTGTCCGGCACTTGTAAACCGTCCACGTGTTGCGTTATTGTTGCGGAAAATTAAATCACCCGCCGGATTATTTGATATCGTTAAATCCGTTCCGTTCGAAAGTATGTACGATTTTTCAGCATCCCCAACCTTCAAGATATACGCTGCATTTTCACTCCCATTCACATCCATCGTCCCATACTCCGCAGCACTTACCGAAGGTGTTGTGGTATTGAACATTAAATGATTCCCCGATTGGTAAACTTTTGAGTTTATAACGGATCGTGTGGCATCGAAAATAGGGAGATAGTTTGCATTTCCTGAACCACGGAGATAGGGAGTAAGCATCGAAGATGTGTCCGCGATGTTTACTTTCAGGTTGATGCGGTTGGAAAGCCATACCGTGTCCGATTCTTTCAGGTAAGGTGAAAGCATCGCGGTCGTGTCTGCATCGCGGAGGTAGGGCAACAACATTGCAGCCGTGTCGATATGAACGCCCAATCTGCGCCATTGTGAACCCGTCCAATAATAGACGGATGAATCGGAGATTTGATAACGTACCGCGCCGGAATCAGTCGGCAACTTTTGACGCTTCGGAAGGTAAAAAATAGAATCCGTCCGAAAGTTTCCACGGGATACGACGGTCGTCGTCGGTGCGCCGATGGTCTGGATCGTTTGCGATTGAGCGGTCGCGAACAATGCCGCGATAATGAAAAGTAATCGTTTCATATTTTGATGACTAATGCTTGTATTTTTTCGCCCAATGCAAGGGCGGTTGAAAATGTGATCGTGTCGCCGGATTGCGTGTGATACGATGAGCCATCGCCGGGATCCTCCCAATCGGATAAAATGGAGTTGCGATATAGCCATACAGTTGCATCCTCGAAATCCGCATCCGTCCATGTCGTGTCACCGTCACCCGGGAAACCAACGTCGCCAACGATGAACCGCTTTTTTACGGTGCCGATATTCGCCGAGATGAACGCGATGATGTCGGATATATTCGCCTTATAGGAATACCCCGTCAATGGATCACCGACGATCATGAGATCCGTCAGTTCCGGCGTCCGTTCATCGAGTTGGTTAATACGTTTTGTTAGCATCCCTTAAAATATAAAATCGGACGGAACTTGGCAACGATCGGCGGCATACGGAATATCGATCAATACGCGAGCGGTAACTCCGGCGAGTAGATCGGGCGTGGTATCGGTTATGAAAGTGATGTCGCTCGAATTACCGACGGTGAACTCGAATCCCGGATACCTTAATTGTGCGATGATGTCTTGCGCCACCGATAACATTTGCGATTGAATCTCGCGCTCGTTCTCCAGATCCGCAACCAATCGATCAATGAAGAACATTTGAAAGGGTATCGACATTGATCCGATGGAAAGTGATCCGGTAGTCGCGTCGAACGTGAACAAAGGATACTTAACGTCGCCGATCGCGAGTCGATCCATTACCGCGCCGTTGAATGTCGTTTGAATCATTTCGTGCGCTTCGCCCAATCGTTGTATCGTGTCGATCACTTGCTTTAGTGTCATCGCTTTCAATTTTACGCAAGTACGCCCGGAGGCGTTCTTGATTCTTTACGGAATATGTTTTGTTGCCTTTCATCAATCGCAGCAATTCGGGGAATCCCCTTGGTACTTTTGTTCGTAGGTTTTCGGGCAATGTTTGTCGTGACCTAAATAAACGGTCGATGCGTAAACTTGCCGCTCCGGTTGAATGATATCGACCCCCGTTCCCGGGTTGATGTACTCCTGAAAATATACCCCTTTGGACGCGGTTTCCTTGACGTACAATATCATCCGGTTGGCGTAAAATTCCGCACGTGCTTTGTATCGGTTCGCTACCTCAATCAACTCTTGAACGTTCGGTTCCGTCTGGTCGGTTCCGGTTTTCCGGATCACCCCTTTGTTGTAAAATTGGAACGACATTCCCATCGGGAGTTCGGCCAATGTGTAATAAACGAGCGCGGGGGTGATGTACGTGTCGAGTAAGTCTTGCTCCTTGTCGGTGAGGTTGTTATTCTCGATGCCGTCTTGTAGTCGAGTGTAAAGACCCGTTCCGAGCGCCGGATGGATGAACATATCTTGCGCCGTCATAATCTCCGGATTGACAAGTTTTTCGTCGACATTGGCGTGCAATCCGGTGCGCTCCTTAATCGTGGCCGGGGATATGAAAAGTATTTTCCTCATGTCATTTCTTTTTGCGGATTACAACATTTGACCTCCATTCATGCCGACATGACGGCGACGCGGGTTTCCCGACACCTTGTCCCCACCATCCGCCGCCGCGATCGAACACGGAGTACCCGAGGCGTTGGGAAAGCGTTTCAATTTCGCGGCGTGTCCAGTATCGATCGAGATCCATCAGTTTCACGCAGAACGGACGCGATGGATGTTCTTCGGTGTTTCTTTGCGTTGTCGGAACCTCCGGCTTCCATTCATACGAATACCGGATTTCGAACCGCGTCCGCGATGGCTCGTCGACAATCTCACTCACCGGGCGCGTGGGACGCAATCCTCCACCCCTTCCGGTCGCTAAAACTTCCATGTCGACCATTTTCTTTATTCGCGCCTCAACGTCCGTGATCGGCCTCCGGATCGCTTTGGCGATGTCCGCCGGAGGTGTCAAAGGTTGACGTTGGAGGATCTCGAGGATCTTAACGTCGTCGGCTTCGGTTATGTCCGCGAATTTCAACGGCGAAGATTGAACGATGTCGAAATTTTCGCGGTGTTCGCCATATTCGCGAAATGCCGCGATCGTGTCATCGAGCGACAAATATTCGTCGAATTGTTCCTCCGCCCCGATCATCGTGTTCACTTCCTCATCGCTCAATCCGTACCCGCTGCGCAGCATCATGGACGCTTGTTCGCGTGTGATCTTGCCCTTTGAAAACTCTCGTACTATCCGCGTCATTTGCTGCCATTGGCGACCACTCATCGACCGAAGGTTATCATTCACCGCGTCAGAACTTTGAGCGGCGGGAAGGGCGGTTTCCGTGGGCGTGGGAGTGGTTATGTACTTACTTTCATCGATACCCGCTTTTTCCAATATCCATTCACGCGGAGCGACGGAGGTAATCGCCGCCTCCGACAACTCCAATGCGATTGGTTCGACGGGGATTATTTCCAATTCCGAGGAGGATCCGGAATACGACAATAGCCGGGTGAACACCCCTTCGAGGTATTGCTGCTTGTCGTTGACGTATGTATTTTTGAATATTTCATAGGCATCCCGCATCTGCGAACGTGTTCCGAGTTGGCCGGGTTCCTGAATGCCGAAAAGCGTTGGCGTTGTGATTTGATGCCCGGCGAAAATGTTTTGCTGAATGATCGTATCAACCCGCCCGAAATCCTCTTTCGTAAGATCCGACGCTCCCAGATCCTCGATGATCGGTTTTTGCCCCGCGTTGTCGACGAACGAGATCATGAATTTTTTCCCGTCGGATCCGCCGAACGTATCCCGGAATCGACGATCAAGGTTGCGCTGCTCTTCGACCGGAGGCGTTCCGTTCGGGAGCGTGATCAACTTCGAGGCGTTGAATCCGGTTTGCGCGTTGCCGAGTACGTGTTTAGAAACCTCGATGTCGGATTCGATGTAGTTCAGTGCTCCCAAATATCCGGGCAAGGCGTAAGCGTCCAACCCCGGGCGGTACTCTTTTATGTAAAGGATTTGCCTTCCTTCCGGTTGTTTAGGATTGAAAGCGGGAATTGTGTCGATCTTGCCGCGACGATCGCGCCATCCGTCGGCCTTGTACCAAAATGAGGTGTTATCCGTTGAGGTACGAACCTTCGTGTAATCAATGTGCGACATTGACGCGATGGATCCGCCGACAACCGACCACACGATGTCCAGATATGCACCTCCGAAAATCTCGATGTCGAGAGATATTTTCCGCGTAAGTTCTGCGAGTGATTCGTAGGCGTTCGGTTGATCGATAAACCTTTGCGCGGCGGCGTCGTCTGGGTTGTCGGATTTCCACCCGTTCCCGGTTATGTAGTTCACCTTGCCCTTTACAATCGCGTTATGCTTCGCGCTCTTATTGAAAAGATCGAGCAAATAATCCGGATAATCGTTCAACTCCCCGAACTCGATGTATCCTTGCCCTTTGCGTTCGCGGTACTCCGGTTGACGCGCTTCGGCGAACCTTAACACCGCGATGTTATTTAAATATTGTTCCGTCATCGTGTTATGAATGTGTTGTCCGTGTTGTAATGCGTGACTTCATAGGTATCTCCGTCCGCTTCGATAAGCGACGCTACCCCGAAGGCAAGCAGATTCGCGGCGGCGGTGTAATCGGTATTGGATGTGGAGGCTTGTTCGTAAACGTAGAAATAATATTCCCCGATCATTCCGCAAAAAAGTTGATCGACATCGAATGAGAATTTACGGTACCGATCCGGATACGCGGATGTATCGTCGGAGGATGTTTTCACGAACGTGATTTCCTCATTCGTCGTCCGTTGAACGAATCGAAAAAGATAGTTCGGCGATGTCAATGTCTCCGCGTCCTTTAACGGGATCAACACATTGACGACGGTACCCAATTTTAGATAGATCATGAACATAATTAGCGGAACCCCGAAAGATTGGACATAAAAAAGCCGAGGTAGAAACCCCGGCCTTTCAAACCCATTATCCCAAAATATATCACTATGAAACCAATCCCGAAATGATGCCACTCGACACCGTCGGAGCGAGTTCCTTTTCACCTCCGGTGAATGTCAACTGGTACCCGTTCCGGTCGGCTTGCGCCAATCCGCTCGATGCGGTTCCGGTCGTGATGTCCAGACCGTTGTACCTTCCGAGTAGCCAATATACACCATTCTGATCTTCGACGACCGCCATCAACGTATTCTTTGCGAGCAACAAAATTTCGTTCCTCATGGAGGTGTTCATCTTGTTGATCGTGATTAGCAATTCTTGATTGAATACGACGGTTCCGTTCTCAATGGTGGACGCGATGTTTTCCGTGTAGGACGAGGTGTTGCGGACGAGTTGGTACTTGTAGAATACCTTCCCGCTTGCCTTCGTGATTGCGGTAATGTTTCCGCTTGATTCGGTTACGGCGGTTACATCGTTGTACCCGATGAACCAAACATTTTTAATGCCTCCGATATTGTCTTTACAATCGAAGGTGTATCCTTGTGTTAATGCGCACGGCATGATATGTAATTTTTTAAGGTGATAAAATGAGGGCGGATATTTCACCGCCCTTTAATTTGTTTACACCTCGAATTTCACGATCTCGGAAGGGAACGCAACTTGCACACCCATTTTGAACTCGACAACGAACCGAACTTGGTCGGCTTCGCGTGCGAAGAACAACTCCCAACGGTTTTGATCCTCATCGAGCAGATCGGTGCCGATGTACATATTCGACAACCTCATGGCATAAATGCCATTTTTGCCGTTCAATCCGGGGGTTCCGATTACGCGGATGTCGGTGCCGGGGAGGAAAAATTCACCATTCGGGCGTGCTTCGGTTTGGTAATGGAAAAGGTTGGCGTTCTTGATTTTTACGGTGAGCGTACGGAATACGTCCATGCCGCAGAAAATCACAACGTCGTCCTTGTCGATTACTTGCGCCGGAATTGCTTTGTAGATTGAATCGAAGATCGCAACCACATTTGAATCGGTGATCGACGTTTCAACGCTTCCGTGGAATGCAACGGAGTTCGCGTTAACGACGGCGGTAGTTGCGTCCTTGATGATCTCGCAAAATCCATCGAAACGCGAAAGGTTGGCGTCGACGCTCGTCGTGTCACCTTGCCACAATGCTTTTTCGAGTTGGCTCGCGATTTTCTCGGCTTTGCGAGTTGTGTAATCGGTAGCGAAGGCGATGGTGTCGTAGCGACTTCCGGCGGGGAGTGCCTTTTGCGTGTAGTACGCTTCCAGATCTTTCGGGCAAAGTGATTCGTTCACTTTGATCTTGCCGACGGTTACTTGACGCTGCGTGATTGAGGTCGTGCCGGATGTTGTGAATCCGCATGATCCACCCGCTTGGAAAATCGCGTCGGTGTCCATGATATTGATCGTTTCGGCAGACTTCACATTTGCCATGATCGTGCCGCCTGACTGGATCAATCCGGCAGTTTTCGGGCCGAGTACGGAGGCGGCGACGAGCAGTTGTTCGTTCTGCTCAACGTAGGCGGTTAATGAACCTAAAGAAAATCCCATGTTATTGTTTTTTTACTTGTTTGTGTTATTGTTTACTTTCTTTCTTTCAGTTGATCGAAGATTGACGCGACGCGCTTCATCTTTTCCTCTTTTGTTGAGGTTGTAGCGGCGAAGGTGTTGCGCGGCTCTTGGAGCGGAGCGGCGGCGGGCATCTCAACGAGTGCGGACACAACGTCGGCCAATCCACGGAGTTTCACGTTCATGGATTCGAGTTCGGCGCGGAGTGCGTCGTTCTCGGCTTTGAGCGTGTCGCGGAGTGATGCGGCGGCGGCTTCCACTTCGGCGAACTTTGCGACCATATCCTCCGGCATCTCGACGGGAGCGGCGGGCATTGCCACGGATGTGATCACGCCATTTTCGGCCACGGTAATCGTCGTACCGTCGGCGAGTTTATGATCTCCGGCGGGAGCGGGAACGGATGATCCGTCATCCTTCACGACGGCGACCATTCCACCGACTTCGAGTTCGGATACCATTACTCTCGTGCCGTCTTCCAGAACATACTCTTTCGCTTCCATCTTCATTGGAGCGGGTTCCGGATCGGGTGTCATTGCCGCGTCGGCGAACAATTCCCGGATTTTATCTAATGCTTCTTTTGCGTTCATCTTACTTTTATTTAGGATGATTTGTGATGTGTACCATTTAGGAAGGATGCTCAATCGTTCAATGGCTTTTTTTCGGATGCGAGAAATTCGCCGTTTCCGTTCGTGAAAAGGTTTTTCGCGATATACGCTCCGAGTGCCGTCAATGCGGCCATGCCGATCGATTTCCAATCTTCACCGTTCGGGAAATGTCCGGCGTTGAGGATCGTTGAAACCATACCCAGAACGGTCGCGAGTGCGGCGACGATTGCGCCTTTTGCGAGGTCGGCCAGATTGATTGTGAAAAGTTTACTCATTGTATTTTGTTTTATTGTGTGACGGTTGCGGCGGCTCTTGTTGCACGGATAGCGCGACGGCGGGCGGCTTCTTGTAGGTTGAGATGCTTCATAGCATAGTTGGTCGCCGTGCGGTTGTGGAATGGCTTCGCGACCCATTCGCGGTAATCGGCTCCGGCGATGGTGATATTCCCGTCTGCCACGATTGCTCCGGTTGAATCCGACAACTTGTAATAAATCGTCGCGGAGGATTCGCAGTTGTCGAAGGCGATGACGACATCGATATCGTTCGCGTCGTATTGTACACCATCGCGCCAAATTTTGACCTCCTTAATTGGTCGCTTGTTGGGGCGGATAGAATCGACCGCCGTGGAATCTTGCGCGTATCCGGTGACGGAAAATAGCGCGATGAATAGGATCAGTAAATACTTCATATTTGCGTTACGGTTAAGATGACGGAAGGAATCGCTGGGCGTGTGGGGTTGCTTTGTGTCGCGAATGCCTCAAGGTATAATTGAGTGTCGGCCGAATGCCAACACAATTCGAAATAATCCCCGGCGGACGCTGCTTCAAGGAAATTCCACGACGCAATCGATCGGCCATCGTTCCCGACGACCACGACCTCGGTGTTGGAATTGGCGACGTTTTGCCCGTTTTTTTGCAGCCAGATGTCTATCCGATCCGACCCGGAATCATCCTTGAATATTTGCGCCGAAAATTGAATGTTATACACTCCGGCATTAGCCATCGTGATGCGGGAATTGGAAACGATGGATACTCCGTACGATAAGTTGGTGACGTTGTACGTCATTTTATTTGTTGATGTTGCCCCGGCGTTCAACTGATCGACCGTTGACACGAACGCGCCATAATATCGTTGGTAATTCGCGTCTTGCGTGAACGTGTTGATCTCGACGATCTCTTCCGTGACATTTATTTCGTAACTCATGCGGGTTCGGTGACCTCCTCGACCACTTCAAATTTGCCTCCGATGTAAGTTTTATAGATCCCGGCATTCACGACGAGCATATCCCACACATAATCCCCGGCGGCAATATTTACGCGCTTGGATACCGTGACCTCGTTCGATGATGCACCCCCTACGGTTATCCCATCCGCTTCCGTGATCGTTACCTCCGCCGTCGTGGATGTCGCCTTGCGCCGGATCTGGATTCGCACTTCCGCCGCCGATAAATTTACCGGAACGGAATCCTTGAAGATCGTGAACGACGTTTCCCACGTGTTCCCCTTCGTAAGTTTTATGTTGTAGGTCGCCGGAAGAAAATTGCCCGCCATGTCGTTAATTAGTGGTTTGCGTAAATTGTTACCCGATGGATTGGAGGATGTCGATGATCCGCGCCATTATTTCCTCGTCATTGGTATGATCCGCCCGTTCGTATTGGAAGATTCCCTCGACGGAAAATCCTTTGACCTCCCCGGCTTCGACCTTTGCCCAACCCTCATCGTCGGTGATCTTCATCGAGCCGAACCACGTTCCGTCCGGGAGATCTTCGTATCCTTTCATCCCGCCGATCCCGCGTTCGCTATCCTTTACCCATGATTCGAACAATACCGCATCGACCCGTTGATCCTTGTCATGTTGGAGGTTGACGTTCCTTTGGTATCCTTGCTTGGCGAACCGGATGGCGATTTGTTTAATCGTCTCCGGCGAAAACTTTATGAAATATTCCCCCTGTTGATCGCGGCGGAGGATCAATTTATCTGGGATCATCAACGCTCCGGACACGATCCTTTGCGCGGAATCTTGGATCGCCAACTTCACCTCGGACGCTTGGCGTAGAACATTTCGCGACCAACGCAATCCGGATTTTCCGCCCCATGCGTCGTACATGAGTTTTCCGCATCCGTCCGAATATCCTTTCGATGATTCCAGATCCTTTTCGTGGCGTGACAAAAAGGAGTACATCCGGCGAACGGTGTCGAGCGATACCGCCCCGGACGGATCCGCGAGTTGCGATGCGCGACGTTTCCCGACCGGAGTACCGCAAGATCCCCAACCATTTTTGTCCGCCCATTCGACCGCATTCCGGGCGTTGGCGCGTACGTCGTCGGGGATGTCCTTTATGCTTTCCTCGAAATCCTCACCCATGCCGTCACGATTACGCCATTTCGTGTAACATATCGCCGCCGCTTGATCTTGTTCGTACCCTTCGCCAATCATTGCCGGGATGCAGCGTCCTATAAATTCCTCTTGCGTTTCGGATTCCCCGGGTTCGACGAATTGATCCGCGAACGCTTGGAAATTCCGTTGTATCGCCGGACGGTCGACAAGTGCGATGTAGTCGACCTCGAAATTCCCTTCGTCGGCTTCGGATATGGTGAGTTCGTAAATTGGTAGTTCCTCTTGCATGATTGCCATTTTTGATAATTAGAAATCCTATCCCAACCTTGCCGCGCGGTTCAATCGCGATACCCGCTCTTGCGACGATGTTATGTCGGATTCGACAACGTATGCCCGTGTCGATGCGGTGTTGATGCCCCGGAGTGATTGTTGCCCCAATTCAAATACTTGCGCCGACGGGCGTTGCGGTTGTAGCGGTGCCGCTCCTGAAACGGCGGGTGCGCTGAATGATCCACCTCCGAATGACGGCGCAGATCCTCCGCCTCCGGATGAGTTCGGAACCCGAACCGATGCGATTTGCCGGACGCGAGCGATACCCGCGACGAGCGAAGATGCCGCGATGATGTACGGATATGCCGGATTCGCAATCGTTACCGGATTCGCGGACGCCGCCCTGAATTGGCTTGCGGTTGCGGTGTAGGTATCAATCGTCGCCGCTGCGATTGCCAATGCTTTCCCGGCTGCGGTATTTTGCCCGACTAAATTGGCGAGGTTGTTTAATCCTTGCGCGACCGCATCGAGCGTCGCAAGTTGTGCCGCCTTTTTATCTTCTTCGATCTTGATTTCAGCCGTCGCAATCTCTTTTTTGCGCTTCACGTATGCCTCATAATCGATTATTCCTTTCGCGAGGTATTGCGTGTTTAGTTTGTCCGCTTGCCTCAATGCTTCCTCCCGTGCTTCAAGATCGGTTTGCGGATCCAACCCAACCTCTTGCAATGCCTCGAGCGACAACAATTTTCGTTCGATTTCTTTTTCCGTTGCCTCTTGCGCCAACTGATCGCGCAATTCTTGTTCCGCCGCTGCATTGGCTGCGATCCGTGCCGCTTCGTCGTCGAATGCCTTTTGATTGATCGCCTGAATTTCCGTGTCGGCTTTTTTCCGCGCCTCGATGATGATTTGCGTTTTCAGATCCTCCGACAACTTTGTGGCGTTCACACGATCTTCGGTCGCCTTTAAGTCGAGTTCTATTTCCTTTATCCGTCGCTGATCCTCGTCCTCTATTGCCGCGAGTAAATTATCCCGGCGTAATGCCGCGAGTTCCGTTTCTCCTTGTTGCTCGATTTGCAACCGTTGATCCGCCGCGGCCTTCGCTCGATCCGATGCCGCCTTTTGACGATCCGATTCCTTTTTCGCCGCATCTTCCGCAACCTTATCCGCCGCCGCTTGTCGATCCTTTTCAGCCGCTGCGATGTCGCGATTCGCGCGTTCCCGAGATTCTTTGATGAACTTGTCGCGATCTTGTACGGATAGGCTTTCGTCCTTTGTGAGTTCCTCAAACGATTTGCGGTACCGCAGATTCGCTTCGATCTTCCGTTTGGTGTAATCGTCGTACTTGTCGCCGTTTACGTCCAATTCGCGCTCCGTTGCCCTTATTGCGGCGGCGTTGGCTTTTAATACGCGCTCCGTCTGGCGTTGTGCCTCGGAGGATATGCCGATAAAATCCGTGATTCGGTTATACACCCGACCGATGGCATCCGCCGCCGATGACAATCCCGGAATAAAATCGAGTACCGCTTTTTTAACCTTGTCGAAATTCTGGACAAGCGCGATCAATCCAATGGCAAGCGCACCGATACCCGTGGCGACAATGGCACCGCGCAATATTTTGAACCCGGTCGAGGTTGTAACGGTAGCGATGCCCAACGCCTTTTGAGTTGCCGCGGTTGCGAGATTCGCGGCGGCAAGTCCTTTCTGAAATACCGACGTTTGCTGAATGACGGCGTTCAACCGTTGAAAATCCTTTGCGGAATCCGTGATCCTTGATAATCCTTCCGACAATGCCAACGCGGATTGAACTTTCAGGAGTTGTTTTTGCAAGTCCTCGGATTCCACGCCAACCAACCCGAGCGCACCCTGAACCGCTGCGAACCCTCCGGCCACGGCGTTCAATGCGCCGGAGAACGCCGCGAACTTTGCTCCCGGATCGAATAGTTTCGCCGTCTCCGCTGCTTCGGATACACGATCGCGGAGTTCCGCCACACGCTTTGCCGCCGTGATCGCCTCTTGCGAATATTCCCCGAATTGCGATTGCGCCTCTTGTAATGCGATTGTCGCCTCACGGATTTCTTTCCGGACATTTCCAACGGATTTCGTGACTTGCGAACCGTCGACCTCTATTTTTATACCTACTTTTTCCTCCGCCATCTTATTCGTATGAAAGTTCCATGACCTTTAATAATTCCACTTTGGTCGATTCGCCGCTCAACGGGTTAAAATCGATGATTCGGTTCAATCGCCACAACGCGCCGTCGATGTATATCAAGCGGGCGAAATCCAATCCGTAAATGTCCATCTCGTTCAACCTGAAAAACGCGGACATCAACTTTGAGTCCTTGTCCGTGATTTCCGCGACATAATCAAACCAAAATCCGGTGAACAAATTAGCCGACGGATACTGATTCGTCAGGTTGAAATAAATTTCCTCCGGTGTACCGAAATTAATGTCCGATTGTGGCGTATCCGGATCGTCGAGGTGTCCGGCGTATCCGTATGTCGTGAGCGATTGCTTCACCGTTCCGCCGTCCTTAACGTCGTATGATGTTACCCCGGTTTTTTTCTTGATCTGGAGGATCCGGATATTATGCTCCGTTTTGTCCTCCGTCGTGCCGGATAATTTCCACACCGTCGAAACCTTTTTATCCTCCCCGGTATAGCCAACCAATGCGGACGCCGAGAATATCAGTTCCGCCGTTTGTTTTTCCTTTGCGAACTCATATCCGGAATCCTCGAGGTAATCCCCGTATCCCTGACCGAATTTCTTCAAATATTGTTCGTTGTAATAATCCGCGTCGGGCTTGTACTTGTACTCGAAATATCGACCATTGAGTTCCGACATTGGTTTCAGGCGGATCGGCTTGGATCGATCAAGACGGTACGTCCAATCGCGCGATGTCGTCGATCCGTCCTCCAACAATAGGGCGTTTGTTTGATCGACCATGAAAATCGTCGTGAAATCATCCGTCGCCAATACCGTGAGCGCATCTTCGTAGTAATCCCGATACGGTTGGATAATGAGATGCTTTTCTCGCGAGGTCGATTCCGTCACGTATAGGTTGAACATTTTCACGACCGACGAAAAGAAATCGCGTTGAAACACGCCGCGCGGTATCGTGTCATTGATCGCGATTTCATCGCCGTATCCCAATGTTACATAGGTCGGTGTCGCGGATATCAGCGTCAGCGTACCCTCCGTTATTTGAATGCCCAACCCCCGAATGTCGGTGTCGATGTAAACGGATAATGTGTCGTTCTGGTTAAATGTCACCCCACCGATCGAGGCATTCACCGACACAACGTCGTTTAGGTTGGCCGAGTTGATATGCGTATAAATCGACGTTCCGTTTTTCCGGATCTCGATTTCGAGTGACGTCCCGGCCTCCAGAACCTCCCCCATCAATACGACATCGAGCGTTCCGGTAAACGGCGTGGCGGAGTTGTACGTGAATATGGTATCCGGCGCGTTCAATGTGAAATCTCCGAGCGACCCCGGTTCCCATGAAATGTTGCCGACGTTGGTGTAGGTTTCAGCATCCGCCACGACCGATAACCCCGTCGAGGTGAACCGCTTCAATACCTTTTGATTGTTCGGCACGACAAGGCGGTGGAATAGTTGCGTATCGAAGAAATCCGATTCGTA